GCCCGTTAGTAAATGTAGTACCCAAATCAATGAGTTTACTGCCTACAGTTACAGTGCTTGCACTAAATGTGGTGTTGATTGAACCACTAAATGGAGAGATAGTGTTTGCTGATGATTCGAATGCATAAATGGTTGAACCATTAGTTACATCGTTATAATCAGTTTGATCTTTCTCATTACCGAAATATAGAGACCTATCTTGGAAATACTTCAGAACTTTTGTCTCACTATCGTAAGATGCAACATATCCTTTAGCGACCTATCCATCTGATCTAGTTTGAGTCATCTCAGCACCAATCACAGGAGTGCCAGTGAAGTCATCTGCTAGTTTGATAGCAGAAAGTGCTGTAAACTGACTTTCAGTAAACAGATTTGTAGAATTCAACTGCTGAGGATTCTTAATAACCCCAACTTGTGAGAACTTAGTGTCAACTGGGAAATCTTTTGTTGATGCATCAAATCTTGCATACATCAATACCTTATCTGCACCTAATTCAGAATAGATGTCAAATCCATGACCTTTTGAAGGTGGGATAATAGGAATCAACTTAGCGGGGTTTGGAATTGAACCCGATGGTTGTAAACTACCAAGATCTACGATACCAAAGGTGTAACCTTTACCGCCTTGAGTTACAGTTGTTCCAGTAATTTTGCCAGCACTATCAACTGAGATAGAAACTTTAGCACCAGTGCCGTCACCAAGTATATTAACAGTACCTGCGCTATATCCAGCACCAGCATCATCAATATAAACCTTCTTGATTTGGTTATTCTGAACATCAGAATCGCCTGCCTCTCTTACATCTGAGATTTGGGTGTCTGTTGAAGTTGCCCAATCATTAGGTACTACAATATATTCTGTAGAGTCAAATTTAATAATGTCACTAGGTGATACAGAGAACAAATACTTCCAGATATAACCATCACCACTAGTTCCAGCAGCAGATGGTGCTAAATTGGTGAATGTTGGTTCGTCTTGAGAATTATTACCCTTAGTATTGGTTCCAGAAGAACCATTATCAATACAAACATAGACTCTAAAGTCACTATTCATTACATAGAAATTAGAGTCATATAACCTACTTGAGTTGGAGTTAGGTGTTGGGTTGTCAATGTCATAATCATGTCTATACATGTCATAACGATTATTAACAGTCCAAGTTACTTTTCTAATAACTCGCCTAATATTTGCACCGTTTACCTTCTTTCCAAAAAGTATATTTTTCTTATAGAACCCAGAATATTGAAGATTGTCTGTGGGACTTGGAACATTAGTATTATAATCTGATGTTCTACCAAATCCCGCAGATGGTGAAGTTGGGCTTGGTTGACCCAAATACACGTAGTAAGAATTACTTGCAGAAGTAACCGAATCTACAAAATTACTGGCATTCGAAAGTCTAAATTGATCTGTTACGACAGCTGCCATATCATTGCGTTTTTAGATATTTATACAATATTATTACAATTGTTTTGGTAGTGAACCAGTCTCACGAAGTCCAACACCCCTTCTCTGAACGATTGGGAAGGTGCTAATACCAACTGAAATGCTTGGTACAGTGAAACCAGTTACTCCAATAGAAATTGGAGAACCACCTCTACTAAATCCTGAAATTCTACCCCAAGAGAAAGTACCAACTGGGTTATTATCATCACCGAAAGTAGAAAGACCAGTTACAGGGCTTCCAGAATCAATGTTACAAGTGATAATTCCAAGAGTACCATTTACGTGCAAAGCACTAATATTATAGACATTATCTAAGAATGTTTGACCAATAGAAACTACTTCAGTGTTGGACTTAAAGACTGATGTAGCACCTGTACCGATTGTAGTATCACTAATGTAGATTGGGAATCCAGCAGACAATCCAGAGAAGGATGATTGCTTCAGGGAGAACTCAAGAGCAAGTGGATGTCCATTTGTTCCTGTGGTAGTTCCAATACCAGTAATGATTCCAGAGAAACCTTGAATATTAGTTGCTCCACCAATAAACTCAACATTACCAACTGCATCAGTGCTTCCGATACCAGCAACTGCCATCAAACCAATTGAGACAGGTGAACCATAATCAAAGAGGTCTGTATTCTCAAGGAAGATTTCAGTATCAGTAGTAGAGAAATCACCAATGATTTTTGCTACTGGATAAACTTGACCTTCAAGAGAATCTCTAGTCTTATAAACCTTCTCACCATTGATTGTTAAATCAACTTTTTGCTTAATAACACTAATTGGTTTGTAATCTTGCTCATTGATTCCTCCATCAATATACTTATTGGTTTCAATCTTATCAGAAGAATCGAGGTTGAATACTCTTCTCTTACCCTGAGATCTTGTGCTTCTGTTAGCATTGTTCTTCAGGATTTGAACTTGGTCACCCTTTTCAATCAATTGGTTGACACCTGTAATTAATACGGTATCAGTTCCTCTTGTTCCTCTGTAGAAGAAGACATCCACTTTTGATTCTGGTAATGGAGGTGCGGTGAACGAGAACGTTGTACCACCATCAAACTCATAAGCAACTCCAGGTTCTTGAATAACACCATCAATAATGATGAGCAGTGCAGCAGCAAGATCAATATCAGAGTCTGTTTCTGTTTCGAAACTCAGAAGTTCGTTGTTATAGAATAATGGGAATCTCTTTCTTGATCCATCCTGGAAGTTCTTGATAGAATCGATGTAATCAATTTCACCAAACTGCCATGAACCAAAGTTATCAGTGAAGATATCTAATACAGTGAGAGTATAATCTTCCAGAGGTGTTGTGCGATGCAGTGCAGTGACCAAACCAACAGGTCTGAATACATCACCTCTTCTGAATGAATATCCAGGTCTTGCAATCTTAAATCCATCAACAGCGTGATATGTTGAACCTACACCAACTGTTGCACTAGCACCAACGTTTACATTAAGAAGTAAACCAATACCAGTGTCTGTAGTAGCACCAATACCAAGTCTTGATACACCTTCAATCTCAAGGTTTTCATAAGTTGGTTCAGAAACATCAATATGTGGGTTGACATACTCAGTTCCTGCTGTGCCAACACTGAATCCTAAGGTGCCACCAGCACCAACTACGTGGTTGATTGTTGCACCAGAACCAGCGCCACCACCAGATCCAACACCAACACTAAGGGTATGAGTAGTAAATGTAGTAATACCCAAATTGACATTATGTGCTGGATCACCACCGGTCTCACCTCTTCTCTTTCTAGTGAGAGATGCTGCTCTTGGATATGCATGGTTGGTCTGATAGTTATCTCTTGAGCAAGTGAATACCAAACTATCTGTTGCAATACCAATTGTATTAGCATCAGTTAATCCGTGATTAGGAATTGTGAGTTTCAGAATTCCAGTTGGAGAATCATATTCAGCATCAGTTGCTGTGTGCGTGCCACCAGTATTATCGGTGATGGAGTTAACACCAGCACTAACAAATCTATGTGGATAGATGAGGTCAGTTACGGCAACAGAAACTGTTCCACCACCCCACTCTCTATAACCAGAACCTACACCCAACTCAAGGAAACTGTAAACAGAACCAAATCCAACATAGTTGTGAGGAATGGTGCAGATACCTACGTTTGCAGTAAATGTTGTTGCTGATGTAATTCCAAGTACAGGGAATCTTTGACCGAATGGGCTGCTACCATCTGGGAAGATGGTGGTGGTTACACCTGCGTGCTGAGCAGCACATTCAAAGTGAAGACCTTCCATAAAGACTTCACCGACATTTTGAGTGAACTTATGAGGTTCTTCTGTAGTTACTTCAAGAACACCAGTAGAAGCGTTATAAGTTGCAGTGCTAATCATGTAACCGTCAGTTACATTCTTAATATCAGATGTTGAACCAAATCCAACAACTACACTACCAATTCTACCGTTTGCACCGATTGTGGGTGCTACGATTGCACCATCCAATGGTGCATAACCAAGACCACCACTTGAACCAAGTGATACGATCATTCCACCTCTTGGTAGTTGACCAATATTCACATCAGCGGGACTCGTGAAGATATTGTTAGACTGGTCTCTGATACCACTGAATACAACACTACTTACACCAACAGCATTATTTTCAATAACCTTGAAGTTGTTGGATGGATTGTTTTGAGTGGTTGGTGTCTGGAATATACCGTTGATAAACAGAACACCGTTACCACCTGTTGTACCAATACCTGCGGTGTTAGCACCACCAACACTCATTGTGTAGGTTTGACCAATACCAGTGAACTTATCAGAGATATCATCGTAAACTCTGTTAGTCGAATAATCTTGTCTCAGGTATGCTCTACCATTGAAATGTGATGTTGGGAATGGTAAATTAGACTCAGTAGTTGTAATCTGAGGATTACCTCTTGGTGATTGAGTAAAGTAGATATCTTGACCTACAAGGTTGTATCCACCCTTGAATACAGTAGCAACACCAGTTGTATCTTGGTGAGTAGAAGCAGCAGTTCCGATTGCACCTCTCTCAACAAATACAAGACCAACACTACCACTATTACTGATTGGTCCAGCGTTGGTTGTACCAAAACCAACGTTCT